CTCTCCAAGGCCTAAAAATATCTACACTACACAATGAACGGAGCAGAAAAAGACGATGAGATCGTAGCCCTCTGCCATTGCAAGGCAATGAAGAAGCTTTTCCTGATTGATACCTCAACCGGAAATGCAGTTCGTGAACTTGGTGAAGGAACCAAGTATGTTGATCCGTCTCCTACCTGCGATCCCTCTGAAAATTGGGAGAATGCCGGAGAGAACAAGCAAATTATTTTTGGGTTTAGTTGCCCAACCAGACAAGACATGATTAACTGGTCAGGCGCCTACAACATGATGGAAGAAGTCCTTGAATTGGCGGCAGGCAAAACAGGGTGGTCAAGCCCAGGGAACCGCACCGCGCGTAAAGGAGTGCCTGTCCTTCGCGTAGGTGGAAAGGTGATTTTTCCTACCTATTCCCTCGATAAGGAGAAGCTTAGCTTAAATAATATTAAACAATTTGGAACCGGGGAGTTGGTGATGACTCCATTTGACCCGGCAAACCCGGGCGCAAGGAGAGGATTGAATCCTGTACCCAATACAGCTTGGACGGTTGAGTTTGATGAGAATCCGCGTTTCGTTCTTGTCACGGAATCAATGGCTCCCGATGGTAAGCTGAAAGCAGATTCGGCAGCGCTGAAGTATTTCCCCCAGTTCCCGGTGATCGTCTTTACCTACCACGGACCCAAGGCTGCCGGGCGTCGGCGTCGCACTCGCAAGGGGCGAGGTGGTAATATACCCCCCGCAACGAGTGCATATGACCTTGAACAGCGGAAGTTACACCTTAAACCCATTGAGAAGGGTGCACGTCGCCGGACGCGTCGTCGTATGCGTCGCCCTAGCCTGTAAATAATTTTTCTCGCTCTTATTCAAACAATCAATATGGGTGGTGGTCTTCTTCAGCTCGTCAGCTATGGTGCGCAGGATATCTACATCTCGGGCAACCCCCAGATCACGTTCTGGAAGGTCCTCTACAAGCGTCATACAAACTTCGCGATGGAGTCCATTGAGGTGACGTTCAACGGCCAGGCCGACTTCAACAAGCGTGTGACGGCGGTGATCAACCGTAACGCCGATCTGATGTACCGCACGTATGTCCAGGTGGTTCTCCCGGCGGTTGACTTCGCGTCGGTGAGCACAATCAACCGCTTCCGCTGGCTCAACTACATCGGTCACCGTCTCATCAAGACGGTTGAGCTCGAGATCGGTGGTCAGCGCATTGACCGCCAGTATGGTGACTGGATGCAGATCTGGACCCAGCTGTCCCAGGATGTGGGTACCACGGAGGCGCTCAACGACATGATCGGTAACACCCACGACCTCGTCCTGATGAAGGATCGTCGTGGCTATGCCCTTGATGCGTCTTGCGCGGGTGCCGAGCTCACAAACACCTGCGCCCCCCGCGCAGGAACCCCGGCACGCACGCTCTACATCCCGCTCCAGTTCTGGTTCTGCCGCAACCCGGGTCTTGCGATCCCGCTCATCGCGCTCCAGTACCACGAGGTGCGCATCAACGTGGAGTTTGAGCAGTGGATCAACTGCACCTACTACGAGCTGATGACTGCCGCATCGGCGGTGCCCACAAGCATCCAGTCGCTCACAGCCGCCTCGCTCTACATCGACTACATCTACCTCGACACGGAGGAGCGTCGCCGGTTCGCCCAGCAGACTCACGAGTATTTGATTGAGCAGCTCCAGTTCACAGGTGCCGAGTCGATCACGAGCTCGTCCAACAAGATCCAGCTCAACTTCAACCACCCGGTGAAGGAGCTCGTGTGGGTCGTCCAGCGCGACTCGTTCGTGGACTGCACCCCTAACCAGGTGTTCATCCAGGAGGTCAACGGATGCCAGCCGTTCAACTACACAGATGACTTCAGCACGGAGGGCATCGTGATGGACGTCCTCGCCCGTGGCTCTCTGGGCGGTGTTGGAGCTGCGACAACTCCTACAACGGCCGGCGATGGCCCCTCTGGACCTTACCTCCCGGGTCTTGGTATCCAGACTGGTCCCTCGCTCAACGGCGCGTCTTGGCTCGACACCAACCTTGGTACAGGTGGTAACGACCAGGCGATCGTGTTTGAGGACACGACCAACTACCTCCTCGCGAAGGTTATCCTCCAGTCTGGTGTTCGTTGCGAGGGCAAGAACCCGGTCGAGGTTGCCAAGCTCCAGCTCAACGGCCAGGACCGCTTCACGGAGCGTGAGGGACGCTACTTCTCCCGCGTGCAGCCCTACCAGCACCACACCCGCACCCCGACTCAGGGTATCAACGTGTATTCCTTCGCGCTCAAGCCCGAGGAGCACCAGCCCAGCGGCACCTGCAACTTCTCCCGTATCGACAAGGCGACCCTGCAGCTCACGGTCAGTGTCAACACGGTGCGCTCTGGACGCACTGCCCAGGTGCGCGTCTATGCAGTCAACTACAACGTGCTCCGCGTGATGAGCGGCATGGGTGGTCTTGCATACAGCAACTAAACACCAAAACCAAAAACGACAAGAAAACTCAAAAAAACCAAAAACAAAATGCGCGTCAAGCTTGACGTGGATTTTGTACTGGTAGAAGCAATGCGAGCAAGCCCTATCTACGCATCTCTAGAAGCCTTATTAACAAACATTTCAATCAACTCGCGTGGAGTTGAGATAGGAGGACCATCAAAATCAAACCCACTGTATGTAAATTCTGCATCCATTGACAATGTTGTTTTCTCTAAGACTACAATCTGGGAGAATCATACAGATACTTTCAACTACTATCCCGGAAAATCAGGGCGTGTCATTATCAGCGAGGCCGTTGATATTTCGACTGTAAACGATGCTACTTATGACTTTGTATTCGGTTCGCATTGTCTAGAACACATTGTAAATCCTCTGAAAGCATTATTTGAATGGTCACGAATCATCAAAGAAGGAGGGTATATGGTGGTGATACTCCCAGAGCGATCCGAATGTTTTGATCACAGGCGGAGTATATCTTCATTCTCAACAATCCTATCACAGTATGAGAAAGGCGTAGGCGAAGATGATCTCTCTACATTACCCGAGATACTGGAAAACCACGACTTGAGCATGGATTTATGTGCAGGTACATTTGAACAGTTCAAGAAAAGGAGCCTGGATAACTTCACTAATCGGTGTTTACATCACTACGTATATAGCCCGGACCTGTTGAAGGAAATGTGTGCATTTATCAAGTTTGAGTTTGTGTACACCGAAACAAGGGGATTAGATATTTGGTTTGTTGCAAGGAAGCCATCGCTTTTGCATGTATAAAAACAACGCCAGATTTGAAGTGTCTATGATGATCCGTAGACCAATTCTACATATTTCTTTTCATATTCAATGTAGTTAGGTATTTCGTTATACATGAAGTGCATCGCAGTTCCGCGACGAATTACAACCATAGCAAGGTTGTTCATATCCCGCCACCTATTCAAAGGGACTTCATCATACCCATCCACAAACAACTCAGTCTTCAACAGAATATGCCTATACGTATCTGTTCGTATACAAAAGATGCTATCGCAAAAATAGGGTGATGTGCTATCATACGTTAATGAATACGAATCTGAGTTGAGAATTTGATCCTTATATTTGCAGACGATGTTGTTCAATTCAACCAATGCATGTTCATTAACTCGGATTGGGTGTATTCCTTTGTAATAATGTTGAATGGCTTTGATACCAGTATAGAAGTCACTAGAACTCCATTCATTTGCATCTACAGTGTATTTATTGAGAGAACGAAAGTCTACGTCCCATTTGGTTTCAAACAGATGTGCTTTGAACAACGTATACATGTGCTGTTTCTCATCTGGTGTTAGATAGTCTTCAATAAAGTAATCGCAGCCGGGTATTCCAGATGTGATCGTTGGAGTAAGAAGTAGATTGGTATCATCTTGTAAAATTGATCTATTTTCAAACATATAATCGTAAACAGATGAGCCCATAAGAATATCATTATCGTGCTTGATAATGTATGGAATTTCATTACACTGTGCAAAATCAAGTGTAAAGTAAATCTTACTCATATAATTGTTAAAAGGGTCAAACTGTTTGACAGTGTGTGATATCTTTGAGCTTTGCAGGATCTCATTGTAAAATTCAGTATCGTCGGTATGGGTAAGTACGAGCAAATGAACAGCATCCACGTACTTAGATTCATTGATTGACTTCACGGTATGCTTGAATGTATGTTGTCGACGTTCCTCTGCCAAGTACATAATGCAGATATCGTGTTTAGGCTTGTAAAGACAACTAACAAACTTTTCTTCGTATTCTGGTGTAGATGTAAATTTATCAAGTTCGCGATTAAAGTACATATTAAGTTTCTTGTAATGGGGTATGGAGTTTACATTTGGTATTATTACGAATGGCTGTAATAATCAAAACCTAAGTAGAATAGTCGATTCAATTCATGCAATGAGCATTCCAGTGTTTGAAATCATAGTGGTGGGTCCCGCCGAGACTTGTGCCCTTCCAGATGTGTCTTTTATACAGTTTGATGAAAGTCTAAAACCAAATTGGATCACACGTAAGAAAAATATGATTTGTCAGCTAGCAAAGTATGAAAACATTGTCTTATTACATGATTACGTTGTCTTTCATCATGACTGGTATAATGGGTTCCTAAGGTTTGGAAATTCATTTGATGTGTGCATCAACCGAATTTTAAACCAAGATGGAACCAGATTTAGAGACTATACACTCTTCCCATTCTATATGCAGTCAATAGACACTAAGTTTTCTACACAGTGTCTATTGCCATATAACTTTAAGCTAACACCGATAACGGCTAAGCTCTCGTATATATCGGGTAGTTATTACGTGGTAAAGAAGCACATTGCACTTCAGTATCCGCTTGATGAAACAAAGTCATGGGGTGAAGGTGAAGATGTTGAATTCTCAT